TCTTTTTGGACTGAAAGGTTTCATTTATTCTCCTTGTTTTAATTGAATTGCTTATTATTACATCTATTTTATCTAAAAGATAATCGCTTATACTATTCATCCTTTAATACCTACTTTCTTTTTTAATTCTTTACGAAATTCTATGTCTATTTTCTCTTCATCACTTATAACACCAGGTTCAAATGTTTTATCTTTAAGTGAATAATTAGCTAGAATAGTCATATATTTAACAGCAATATCAAAAGCTTCTCTCCATTTTGCTACTTCACCATATGCTGCTGCTAAAGATGCTGCTGATTCTTTACTCATTTTATGCATTTAATTACCTACCTTTCTTTAAAATTATAAGGCAGTGCTAAACAGGGTTGAAAGGATGAGGTATGAAGGGAAAATAAATACATTAAAACCCGTTTCCTCAAATTATTCCCTTGCTGCTCTCACGATAACAGTCACACTGCCTTAATTGTTGCGGATAATGGAATCGAACCATTAATTTCTGGAATATGAACCCAGCGTGAGACCACTTCACTCATCCGCAATATTTTAATCATTACTTAAACAATCTAAACATAAATGTCCTTTGTCTTCAATGTATACAATATTACCAACATTAAACATATGATTACATTTAGTACATTCATTCCAACCAGCTAACCATTCTTCTATAACTTTAGATATATGTTGCATTATTTAGACTTCCTCCTTAATATACCTTCAATCTTTTTATCAGACATTTTACCATATTCTTTTTTACTTTTAATAAGATTAAGGTCTTTATTATTCTTTGTATTTTGAATAACAGATTTTACAATTTCTTCATTACTACTATCACTATATGTTATCTTACTAACTAATTCACTAAGTTTAATTTTTACCATTAATACTCCTTTATTTGACATTTAATTAAAACTAATAACTATGGCTGGTAGAGGATTTGAGATTACCTCTAAGATGCATATATCCCTATGGGTGTTGCCACCTCACGATACATATAACAATAGCTGTCGCTACTTTACTCATAATAAGTTGACGCTTATTACATTGTAAAATCTACAATAGAATGTTATATCTTAGCCATCTCGGGAAACGAGTATAAATCATAGACTAAGTTAATACCGACATAAAATCTCATACGCTCTCACGTAAGCTCTTATGTTATAACTCTCACACCTACTTATATCTAAACAGTTACGTTTATATTAATATCATTTGACATTAATATTAGACACCTCATAGATATAATGCCTATGTGCTTTTATGCAAAACACTTTCATAGGCTTACCATTTAATCTATAATGTCCAAGAACTAACCGTCGTTAATTCTTTTTAATTATAGATACCATAGTTAAATCTTTACTACTAAATTTATGGGTTAGTATTTAGGTTCATCTTACGTGTTGCTTTTAAAACACTGCCTACATATTTATTACTAACCCATGTTATTAGAGAGATGATTGTGCGGTAATCAACCTGATAGTTATTCTGATGATTAGTCAAGGTGTTTCACCTGTTTTCTAAGCTATCTTCACTGTCTACTTACGTAGATTCATCTCTCTAAACTTATATATGCGTAATAATGTAAGATATATTGTCTATCTACCTTAAATATATCCCATTAAGAGCTCTTTTAATGGGTAGAATTTAACTACCAACATCAATGTTAACATTACTACGCATAATTAAAGAGGCTAGCATGTATAGTCTGGTCATCAACCTGTTTGAGTATACGCAAAGATAAGCATAATTATATATTAGAGGCTTATTCTTTTTACTATTTAAGATGATTAATCACCTCTATATTTAAAAATCTGTAAATGTAGTGTGAGAAACGCTCCTAAACTCACACTACTACCAAATAGGTATTTTATGCGTTTTTTATGCAAGATATGTGCACTACCTTGCGTAGATATGCAACGGAGCATTACCAAATATCTTTTTGGCTTTTTCCGCTACTCTATATCTACTCTTACTAAAAATAACTTGCACTGCACCATTAAGTGCATTTACTACAAAATATTCTTTCATAATAGTAAATCCTTTCATTTTAAGAATAGTTTAAATTAGTGTAACAACTGCAATTATGTATTACATTATATAAAAAAAAGGATAGAGAGACTATACATAGTATAGGCTTGCTCCCTCTATCCCGAAATCAAATGGTTTTACTTGATGCTATTCAGATAATCAGCCATAGCAGATTCATCTGATAAATCAAGATTTGATTGTACAATTCCACAATAAATTGATGCAGGTATAGGCTTGCCTGTCTGACCATCAAATTTAGCAGGGGAATTGATGACTTTGAATCCTACTGAATTGCATAAGCTTGTAAGCTTTGCTAAGTCAGTTACAGATTCAGTGTCATAAATCATAAAACCATTTGCTTTCTTTGTTTTGGAAATAACTATGTTATTACCAACCAACCAAGAAATCAATTGTTTCATATCTCATTCCTTTAACTCGTTAAATTAATTAGATTGAGTGATTTATAGCAATCACTCGCAGAGTGATAAGGGGACACTAAGCGAGTACCCGAACCAAGGGACAAGTGGGCAAGGGCCCCACTGTGTCCTGTCGAATTTCAACGGATGGGCACCCCCCAGACCCGTAAATTCGGGCGGGTACCGCTTAATGTATATCCCACGTTCCCATTCTCGTTATAATTTTTCAAAAATGGGTTTTTCAACGTAATCCAGAAGGGTGTTTGACTTTTTTCATGGTTTTTGAAAAAACACTTGCAAAATATTTTTTTTTGATTATTTTACTACGTAGTAAGTAATCGATAGATAGTAGCGATAGATAGCAGTATCTAGATAAAAGACAAACAAACAGACTACTAAGTACTGTAAGTAGCGTAGGAATTAATTACTTCTTGCTATAAATGTGCTATTATTCTTAAATTATAACGTTATTATCAATTTAAATTAACGATTTAGGAGTAAATATGGCAAATAAGCCCCCTTTAATGGATTATGCGAAGTATTATGGTGGTTCTAGTTTAAATATACCAACAGAAAGTTGGCCTGGTACTAGGAATGCACCTTCTGATGCAGATACTGGTGTATCTATGGAAAGAAACAGACCTTTTAAGAAGCTATTTGGTGGATTAAGAGATAAATTAGGAAGTATATTTGGTAGAGATAAATTTGATTCATCTGATTTTGATGTATCTGACCCAAATGAAGTTATTAAATTTCAACAAATGGCTGGATTAGATACAGATGGAGTATTCGGTCCTAAAACACAGATGGCTTACAGAAAGTTTGTAGACCAAGATAGAATGAGTAAAGGCTTAGATGCTTATATTTATGATGATGGTACTACATTTGATGCTTATGGTGATGGTATAAGTGTGCCTTCTGAAGAAGAATTAGCAAGTATGGGTAATAATCCTTTAAATTCTGCGATAAATAATGAAGGTTTAGCTTATGATGAATTTCCAGTGTCTGAAGAAGACCCTTATAGTATTAATTGGAAATTTAATTACGGTAAAAATGAGGATGATGTTTAAGGGTCAAGCATTATACTTTTTAAAGAAACAAGCTAGTAGGTTAAAAGTCAAAGGGTTAGTGTTTATGGATAATATCTATAAATGGGCTATGATGGTTAGACATATAGAATCTGACAACAATCCTAAGGCATCTGCTGGTACTACATCAGCTAAAGGTGTATATCAGTTTACAGATGCTTCAGTACAGACTGCAAAGAACAGAATGTTTAATATGGGTTTTGAAAAGGAATATATAAGGGAAATTGATAATAACCCCCATGAATGGACAGATGAACACGCAGATAGTATGTTTTTAGCTAATATGTTTGCTCAAAGAGGTTCTGATGCTTTATTAAAGAAAATAGGCAAAGGTGACGTAGATGCTATGAAAACAGCTTATTACAAGTTTCATCATACAGACCCAGATGAGGCAACTAAGAAAAGAGTGGATAATATAATAATATGATAACATTGCCATTAAATTTAGCTAGAATAGTTATGGGTCACGTACTTAAGGGTCGGTTTAATGCTGTAAAGCAACTTTCTCAGTTTTTAGGTAGAAAAAGCTCTGGTTCTTTAATGAGAGAATCTCATAAATATTTACAAAATGCTAAAAAAAAAGGGATGCCTCATAAACCTATAACAGGCAGGTATGTTACAAAATATGATATAGGTTGGAAAGATAAATTTAGAACACCTATGAGATATAATCCAAGAAAAGAATGGGCAGAATATAGCGATGATATTTATTCTGGAGATATGAGAGCAAGAATGAATCCAAATAGTGTTAAGTATGAAGAACTTATAGGTGAGCAGTTTGCTAAACGAGGAAAAGTACTAAGCACGGGTAGAGTAAAACCCTTAGCAGAAGAGCTTTTGGGAAATAATAAATTTGCAAAACAAATTTTTAAGGAATAATGTATACTATTGATATACATCATAAAGGAGATAAAGAACCTACTACTTACGTAGTATTTAAAAAAGAAGAGGCAGACAATAAAAATTTGCCTTATAAATATTGGAGGGATGCAGATGAAGGAGAGTATGGAATCTCGGATGACGAGTATGTGGCTAAGGTCATCTCTAAGTCCACCTATAAACCTACTAGCGTTTATATTCGCTATCCCTTTGGTTATACTTTTTATAACCCTAATTATAGCAGTGTTAAGCTTAAAGCTTCTGGTCGTAAGTCTAACACGACCATTAGTGGAAAGACTAACTGGGAAGTCTTGTCTAATGGACAAAAGATGAAAAACCTAGCTATGGTTTATGCACAAACCATGGACTATGATAAAGCAATTAATCACGTTCTAAATAATCCTACTGACAATCAGAAAGTCATGTGGAAGAGAAGAATGAAAAAGGAGAAGTTTAAAGATATGGTAAGAGAAGAGTTACAAGCTTTGTTAAATGAGCATGGATTAACTGAAAAATATACCTTAGAGCTTTTAGAGGAAACTATAGGGAAAGCCAAAGATAAGGGAGATGTTACTAATTTAATGAGAGCTGTAGATAATCTACAAGATATGCACGGTATGAAAGAAAAACATCTTGTTAAAACCACAGAACAAATTGAAGCTACAAGCAATACTAAGCTTATAGATGAACTTAAAGAGACTGAAGAAAAACTTGTTGCTACAAAAACAACTATTAAGGGAGAAGAATAATGGCAAAGAAAAAGAAAAAGGCTTACAAACATAAACAAAGCGATAAATCAAAAGGTAAAGTAGACGTTAAATACTATTAATGGACTACGAAGAACAGTATGAGCAGTTACAAGCACTTAAAAAGCTACGTGATAACATGGCTTTATTTGGCAAATATTGCTTTCCAACCGCTCTTAAAAAGACTACACCCCCTTTTCATAACGAGGTGTATGCAGATTTATCAAATAGTGAAAAACGCAGGGTTCTTATCGCTGCTCCTAGGGGTACAGCGAAATCAACAGTTACTACTCTTATTTATCCTTTATGGAGAGCAGCATTTAAAGCTAGCAATGAAGATTTATTTATAGTTATTATATCTGAGTCACAAGCTCAGTCTATTAACTTCTTATCAAGAATTAAGTATCATTTAACTTATAGTAAAGAATTTAAATCCATATTTGGAGATATGGGACCTGAAACAGCTAGTAGATGGACACATACTGATATTATATTGGCAAATGGTACTAGAATGGTAGCTGTTGGTACAGGGCAAAGAGTTAGGGGTTTTTTGCAAGGAGATACACGTCCTAATTTAATTGTAGTAGATGATTTTGAATCAGAATTAAATGCAAATACTCCAGAAGCAAGGGCTAAAAATAGAAAGTGGTTAACAGAAGCTGTTATACCTTCTTTATCTGATGATGGGAAAATAGCAATGATTGGAACGGTTATATCAGAAGATTGTTTTTTATGCTGGGCTAAAGAGTCATCTGCATGGAATGTCCTTTGGTTTTCTATTTGGGACGATAATGAAAAGAGTATTTGGCCTGAAAGGTTTCCAAAAGAAAGAATACTTAGTATTAAAGAAGAATTTAAGTCTGTAGGAAATATTAATGGATTTTTCCAAGAATATATGAATATAGCGCAATCTCCTGATGATGCACCATTTCAACCAGATTGGATTAAAATACATCATTGGGATTATAAACGTATGCAAGGTCAGAATTGTTTAATTAAAAACGAGGGATTAGAAAATGAAGAAATCAAACCTGTGGAAATCTATGCTGGAGTGGACCCTGCATCTTCTTTGTCTGCTAGGGCTGACTATTTTGTTATCTCCATTATTGCTATTGATTCAGATAATAATAAATATGTAGTGGATATATATAGGAATAGAATATCCCCAGCACAGCAACCACAATTAATTATAGATTATTATAAAAAATATAAACCGAGGAGGGTAAAAATCGAAACTGTAGGTTATCAAGAAGCTTTAAGAACTGGTGTAAGAGAAATAATGAAGTCAGAAGGTCTTTTTATACCAGGATTAGAAGCTGGAGTTAAGCCTAGGAATGCTAAATCAGAAAGACTTTTGTCTTTAGTTCCTTTATTTGCTAAAGGGACTTTTTTCTTTAGACCGCAAGATACTCATGCTCAAGGAGAGTTTTTATCGTATCCTAAAGGAAAACACGATGATATAATGGATTCTATATGGACAGCATTAGATGGCGCAAAACCTTGTAGAAAAAAGGATTTTGAGCTATTATCTGATGATGAATGGCTTAATCCGAAGAAAAAACTTGATTGGTTAACTCTATAGTTCGTAAATTAAGCAGATGGAATATACCAAAAAAGAACAAAAATCTGATATAGTAACTGATACTTTAGATATATTTGACAAATACTCCAGTAAAAGGGATGTTTGGGCTCAACATGCTAAAGAAGACAAAGAATTTAGATTAGGTAGACAATGGTCTACAGAACAAAGAGAAGTATTAGAATCAAGGGGTCAAGCTCCTATTGTTATAAATAGAGTTCATCCTGCAGTTGAATCAGCTAAAGCTATGTTAACTTCTAATAGACCATCATTTAGAGCTGCTCCTAGAGAAGACTCTGATAATAAAGTAGCTCAAGTTATGAGTAATTTACTTTCTTATATGTATGATATATCAGATGGTAGAGGAGTTGTAAGGCAAGTAGTAGATGATTATTATGTTATGGGTGTGGGCTATCTTCACGTATACCAAGATTCATCTAAAGATATGGGAAAAGGAGAAGTATGTTTTCATGATGTAGACCCATTAGACGTATATGTAGACCCTAATAGTAGGAATAGGTTTTTTGATGATGCAGAAAATATAATAATATCTAAATTATTTACTAAAGAACAAGCTAAAAAGCTATGGCCTTTATATAAAGAAAAAATTGAAAACTCAACTTCAAAAGGAGCTTACGGAAATGCAAATGATTGGAATGCTCCTGGAACAAATAGAGAAGATGATGGTGAAGTTCAGTTTCCAGAAGATGTAGGAAGAGTTAATAATCAAGATTATATAAGAGGTTATGAAAGATATACCAAGGTAGATGTTAAAGAAATACGAATTTTTGAAAAGTTTTCTGGTAAAGAAGATTTATTAAGTGAAGATGATTTTGAAGGTTATGTTCAAAACAAAGCGTATATATTAGCTGGTCAAATTATTACAGATGCTCAAAAAGCTGGTTCTTTGTTTGCTCAAATGAATATGAGGGCTCAAGAAGTTCATCAGCAAGAAATAGCAAGTATGCAAGAAGCTGGTTATGAAAAGTCAGATATTGATAAAGCTGTAGCAAAAGGTCCAGAAGAAGTTCCTTATGATGAATTAACATTTGCTGAATTAATAGAAGCTGGTCAAATAGAAGTTGTTAAAGTAAACATAACAAGAATAAAACAATGTGTAATAATAGGAGATACTTTACTTTATTCTAGAATATTACCATTAGAGCAATATCCAGTTATTCCTGTTATGAATATTCATACAAGAACACCTTATCCAGTTTCTGATGTAAGGCTAATAAAACCTTTGCAAGAATACATAAATAAAACACGCTCTTTGATAATAGCTCATGCTACAACAAGTACTAATACTAAGATATTAGTTCCTGAAGGTAGTGTTGATATGAAAGATTTTGAAGAGAGATGGGCTCAACCAGGAGTAGCTCTTCCCTATGACCCAACTGATGGCCCTCCTATGCCAGTTCAGCCCACTCCTCTTCCTAATGAATTATATCAGAATGAGCAAACAGCTAAGAATGATATTGACCATGCATTAGGTTTATATGAAATGATGATGGGAAATGCTCAAGCAGCTCCTCAAACTTATAAAGCTACTATATCTATAGATGAATTTGGTCAAAGAAAAATGAAGTCAAAGTTAGCTGATATAGAAGCTTCATTAACAAGATTAGGTCAAATAGCTATTCCTTTAATGCAACAGTTGTATACAAGTGAAAAAATATTTAGAGTTATACAGCCAAACAATTCATTAAGCGAATATGTTATTAATAAAAAATTAGTTGATGATAAAACTGGAGAAATAGAAGTTATTAATGATATAACTGTAGGTAAATATGATATAATAGTTGTATCAGGCTCTACATTGCCTTCTAATAGATATGCAGAATTAGAATTTTATATGGATGCATATGAAAAAGGTTTAATAGATAGAAATGAAGTTTTAAAGAAAACAGAAGTTTTTGATATGGAA